GCTTCTGATAGAAGCTTAGCTTGTCTGGCAGAAACAGGCTTTTTTCCATCATTAGTGGTCAGATCATCAACTACCTCATTTCGACGGATATAGTTTTCATTTACCCACGCCTGACTCGCATAGATAAGTGATTCATCTAACGAGATTTCAACAACATTGCCATCGCGGACATTTTGAGTAAATTTAAGTCGATATTCACTTACACCATCAGAATCCGCCACTTTAAAAAATGGGGCATGTGAACCATGAGAGATAAGCACATTATCTGCAATAATCCCCATTTCTCGAATCCAGAAACCGCCAACATTTGAAGGAATAATGGTCTCAATCACAATGTAATTCGCAATCGTTGGATGCATTGTGTATTTAGTGACAGCTTGGCGATGTACTTCTTTTACTAGACTTGTTCTAGTCTTGGTTGGGGTTGGAACCGATCCATTCCCATCACCAAATGCAATATGTGTGATATTCAGTTTTGAATTGTTGGCAATCGCAGTGGCAATTGCAGCATCACCCACATTGGTTGTGACGTTAAAATAATCACTCATGCTTTAGGCTCGCTGGAAAAAGTGAATGCTGTTTGATGCACAAGAATATTGCGGATCGTTAAAATAGGATTTGTGGTAACCGTCAAATTGGTTAAATGCCTTGAAGCCGCTTTTGCATCAGAAACCAGCCGATTAATTTCGTTATAGACTTCTTGATTTAGGCTTTTCCCAATTAAATCCAACTCAAGATTGAACGTACCTGGTATTAAATTTGGCTCAGCCTGAAACCATTCAATCAGCTTTACCTCGTAACCAAAGGGTTCTAATGCACGTTTAATTGCAGCTGCTGTTCCATTGATTCGATGTTGTTCACGTGAACTCTTAATCACATTGCGTTTTAATGGTTCCTGCCAGTTCTCATCCCAATAATCCACAGATCGTTGCCACGCAATAAACGGTAAAAACTGTGATGGAACATCATCGATATCTTTAATCACTCTAATTGACTGAAGCTCAAAAGCCCCCTTCCCAACTTGAGCAACTTTGCGCTCTAATTCACTGGCGTTTGGCGGTAGTAAATTATTCATTCACCCCCTCCAATAGCAATGGTTTTAGCAATACAAAAAGGATGGTGATAACTATCCATAACCAAATCATTTGCTGGCGAAGTAATAACTACGCGCTGAATACCATCCACATGCAAAGCAGCAAAAATCGCGGATCTATAAATGCTTTCCCCATTCTTTTGTGCATTTTTAATGTATTTATCTAAACGTAAATTTGCAGCCTCAAGTAACAATACATCCTCAGCATTTTTACCAACATAGAGCTCGGCTTCTATTTGATAATTTGTTGCGCTACTCGATTTAACTGTTGGTCTATCACAGACCGGTCGCACATGATCAGGATCTAAAGCCTTTTGAACAGCTTTTACCAATTCCTCGGAGGCTTCACCATTTAAGCTATCAACCTGCGTAATCACAATATCAAGTAGATATGGATTAGCTTCATCGGAGCGAACCTTAATACCATCCACACGACCATCCGCTGATAAAGCAAAATAGCGATATGCATTTGCAGATCCAGCTGTATTCATGCCATCAAAAGACAATAAGCAACGCTCTCGCAAGCGCTCATCCGATTCATAGACTGCATCAATCGGTGGAATAGCAGTATTGTCAGCTGGAGTGACTAAAAGTCGGACTAAACCATACTCCGTGAGTGCCAAATGATCTAGATCTGCTTTTTCTGCATAAGCGAGTAACAGTGAGCGTGCATCCGCATTGCATTTGGCAACATACAGCATTTCTAAATATGCATTTTCTTGAAGCAACTTAGTAACAGGTTCAGATTCACGCTTCAGTGTTTCACGAATTTCTGCATGTTCATCTAATTCATGTAGTGCTATAAAGCTTTCTTTTCTTTTTTCAAAGAGTACTTCAAAGCTTAATTCACTGATCAAACTTGGCGGGGGTAATTGAGAAAAATCAACCGTACTCATGAGCTCACCACTATTCCATCTAACTGAACGGTTTTGCCGTCTAAAACATATTTACCTGTGATTTTTAAAGTAATCTGGCCCAGCTGTGCGCTGGTAATATCGACTGCACTGACAAGCAAGCGATCTTCCCACTTCATTAGCGCTTCAGCTGTTGCCGCATAAATATCGACCAACGTGCCCCGATTTAGTGGGGCATCAATTAGAGAAAATAACTTAGATCCATAATCACGGCGCATCACGCGTGAACCAATTGGCGTATTTAAAATATCTGCAATGGATTGTTTTAAATGATCGAGACCAGTTAAGGATCGACCATTTAGCGCATTCATTCCCATTAGTTCACATCTCCGCTATTACCATTACCTGGTTGTGTACGATTATGCGTATGACCTCCCCCGATACTTTTTCCTTTGTGCTTTACATCTGATCCATTAAATTCAACAAGACCATCAACGACCAAACCACCATTAATAAAAACTTTTCCGCCACTGCCTGATAAATCAATATTTAAGGTATGACTGGCTTTGTCATACTCAACCACAGTGCCATCCGCATAAATATGTTTTGGATTTTCAGTGGTCCCCGCATTAGGGAATGCAGTTTGAGATAGAGCAAAAGCAATTACGCCTTGAGACAAATCACCTGATGGTGAGAGCACTACAACTTGCTCACCTTCGGAATAGCCACCATTCCATGAGCGATCCTCACCCGCTCGATCTTTCGCCCACTCAAGGTCAGAAACAAGCTCACCATCAAAATCGACTGTTGCTGTACCTGCATCCAAATCGACAGCATGAATTCGACCAAAACGGATTAAATTCGCAAGAATCCTGTCCATCTGCGCCAGTGCATAACTCATGGCACCTCCTGATTCAGTGGAAGTTCTTGGTATTTATCTTCATGTCCTAAACCAATTTCAGGCGAATAGCTAAAGACAGGAGTTGGTGTAATCCCTGATTCTGCCCATACATTTTCACCGACTAAAATTTGAGTAGAGAAGTCCACACGCCATACCTCAAAACGATCAAGCTCAGGAAAAAATCCATCTTCCGAGATGTCTCCCAGTGAACTGCTTCCAACACCAAATTTCCCCAGCTGGGTAAAGTGCTTATTCTTGAAAATATAGAGAGCCAAACCTGCCGCAAGTTTTCGGACATTAATCTTGGCTCTACGCTGATTAAACGTATCAATAATTCGTGCCTCAAACCGGGCAATTAAAGGCAGTTGCTCTGTGCCCTGATCACCCTGTTCATCAAAATCAAAACTGGTGAGCTCAAGGAGCAACGCTGGCAGTTCTTTTGCTGTTGGCGCTTTACGTTCTTCTTCATCACGATAGAACTGAACCAGTTGAAAAACTGGAAATTGCGCTCTAAATTTGGCCTCAATCACATCATGTAATTGATCTAAATCCACACCTGCTATCGCATTTGCCATTTCAACTCATGCTCCAAAGTTTTGAAAAACTGATCTTGATACCCACTTGAAAATGCTTGGTCTTCTAAATACGAATCTGCTTTAGCTTTGATTTCGAGTGTCTGCTTCTCAATCGGCAATCGGCCCTTTCCAGATCGCTTAAACACTTGACCTTTTGCAATAAAAGCACCGTCTCTTTTATGCTTTCCTGCCGTTACGCCTTTCTTGGTTTCTCTGGCATTTAAGTGAATCAAGGAAATCCCATTCAACCCGTACCAAAGCTTGATCGTCCAACCTGTACTTGTTTTCTGAATGCTTGTTTTTCGCATTCTTCTACGCATGACCTTTTGAATCACCTGCAATTCAGTACTTAATCCTTTAACCGTTCTGGTTTGTACCCACTTGGACATTCGATTTAGAGTTCGACTCAATGCTGCGTTTACCTGCTTTTCAGTCGGTTCTAACTCAGCAATTATGGCCTCAATGCCCTGTGCACTTATATCGAGTGAAATCATTCGTTAATTTCAAGCTTAAGTATCGAAAGACCTGTGCCATCTTGCTGAGGATAGGTCATAACATAAAATTTACGGCCATCTTCGAGCAGCAAAAAGTCACCCCGTTTTACACCTACAACATCTGCTGATTTACAGGTAAATCGCGGCTGAGCATCATCTACTTCATATTCACCAAGTTGGGCGTTTAAATACGGTTCATCAAAGATTCCTGTGATGGATTTATCCTCTGAGCCGTCCTCAAACTGCAAAGTGGCTGTTATGGCAAATCCACCAACCGAATCAGTCTGAAGAAACACATCCAAATTTTCCCAACTTGGCATAGGCTTTACTCGGCTTCTGAAGCAGCTTGAATCGCTTCAATCAATTTGTCTTTGGTGAGCGAAGCATCCAGTTCAATTTCATATTCATGCAACGCAAACTCAATGAGCTGGGCTTTGTTCAACTTAGCCAAATCAACTTCTTGATCTTCTTCATCGTCCTCAACCAAGGTGCCACGGCCACGGCGTAACAGATCTTGTGCCAATGCGTGCGAGACTTCGACCTCATCACCTTTTTTACGAATTTCACCCTCAATTACGACGGCTGAAGTTAAAGCAATTACGACAGTTGTTTTCATGGATATATGCTCACAAAAATGGAGGGTAAAGCCACCGCAGTGGCTCTTCAATTAGACGGTTTTCTTGCCGTAGCAAATGGACTCAGTGTTACGTAAAACAAAGTCCACATCTTGGAAGCCCACAATGCGTAAACCGCCTTTAGCACTTAACGAATACGGATCAATGGTGAGATCCAAACCACCCCACATCGCAATGATCAAATCTGCAAAGTTGCCGAAGAACACATCACCTGCTTCAATTTGATTGGTCACTTCTGTGCGATAGCCATTCACGGTATTCCCTGGTTCCCAAATCGTGCTTTCTGTCCCTGCTCCCATTCGTGGTGCTGTTTTGAAATGACCACGCATAGCGGCATTAATCACATAAGACATACGATCGACATCCGCATTGTCTGAAGCAATTTCAGATTCCATCGCTACCATTTCAGCAAAAGTCGGATTAACCGCTCCAAAGCTCACAGCGTTCACACCTGAGATATTTTTTAAACCCAGCGGTTGGTTGTCTCCGCCTGTACCGTAATAGGCCGCTTTATCAATTTTCAAAGCCAAGGCACGATTTAAGTCATTCCAGACCAATTGTTCCGCAGCGGGTGAACTTTGCTGCATGAGCTTACGGCTGATCTCAACACGACCACCCACCGTTTTAGGGCTTAGTTTTAATTGACCTGTTGCAGGACTAGATGCAGGAACATCCTCTTCCTCACCCAGCCAATAGGCAGTTGCACCACCTGTTTGCTTTGGAATTTCGGCATCACCCACCAATCCATCCATAATGAAACCTAAGTTCATAATGGTTGACCGATTACGTAGCATTTCGATGAACATATCGGAACGGTGGTCAGTTCCTACCAAGGTCGCACCATTTTGAGAAGTACCCACTTCAAATACGCGACTGAGTACATCTGCAGGGACTAAAATCCCTTGAGCTGAACGACCATAAGCCTTTTGTGCTGCTTCTGAACATTCGAGCTCAAATGCTGCTGCCTCTCGGTCTGCCTGTGTTGCATTTGGCAACATGGCACGTACAGCACGCATTAAACTGAATGAGCGCGCTTCATCACCAGTTAAACCAATATTGGCATTGTTGCTTTTAGGCTGTTCAGTAATAGGTTTACCCTGATTGTCATGCATACGCTCTAAAATTGCGTTTTGCAGATCGGCTGGTGACTTATTTTCATCAATGTACTGACGAACCAAATCACTTGCGCCAAAACGCTCGCCTAACTGCATTAATTCGCCGACACGCTTACGCTCTGACTCCGCTCCACGTTCTGCTGTATCACCTACTGCACGTACCATTTCAATGTCGCCATAACGCTCACCATTGTCATTGATGCGCTGACGGACTTGATTACCGTCTTTATCTGTAAAGTAGTCCCAATTCATACGATTTGCTCTTTGCTGATTCGCTGGAATAATTGCTATAGGCTCATTTTGTGGAACGTCAGCGTTATTTTCATTATTCACAATTGCGGAGCGACCAACCCCTACATTGGTATCTGCAGGAATAGATACGAGAGAAATTTCATAGGGCTGCCACTCTGTAATCAGATAGATATCTTCTTCTTTGCGTTGCTCTTTCAAAATGGCTTTTTGGATGGTGTAACCAACGCTGATATTGGTCCGAATCAGGTCATCAATGTCTTGTAGGATTTCTTCACCACGTGCAGATTTACTCAAGCGAACCAATGCACGTCCTTTACGCTGGGAATGATCTAACCAAGCGCTTTCAACCACACCCACTTGATCACGAGAGTTATGATCCATTAAAAACGGCGCACGGGTGTTCAAGCGAGAGAAATCAATTGCCCCTTGGCTATGATCCAGAATTTCCACACCAAACCAACGACCTACCTCTGTTTCACTTGAAAATGAAAGCTCGACCGTTCGCTTTTCCATGTCCACTTTGAAATCATCAACGACATAGTTACGAACCAGTTTGTCTTTATTAAAATCAGGTAAAGGCTTTGTTTGAGAAGCATCTCGGGTAAACGTCATACCTGCTAAAGCCATTGCCAAATCAGTTTTAAAAAATTTCATTACATGCCCTCTTTAGGTCGTCCGACCGCTGCAGTTTGTTTCCGTCCCATACTGGCCAAGATCATTTCTTCTGCTGTTTCTTTGCTGATGCCCTGAGCTACTAATTCATCAATCATGGCGCGAGTATCGCGGGCAATCTCAGCCCATACGGTTTGTGGATCTTTACCTTGTTCACGAATAATGGCTCCTGCAGACGTCAGCATATTGTTCTTCGATTTTTCTGCAGCTGTGACATCAGCAGATGGATCAATCCAAGCCCAACGGCGTGGCTGCCAAGTAACTTGCGTATAGCGCTCAATATCCACGGCTTTCAATGGCACGTTGCCCTTCTTAATCACGCCCTTGAGCAAGACATATTCCAGCCATGCGTAATAGACAGGCTCAACTAAAGCTTCAATTAACCATTGTTGAAGTTCTTTCCAATGCTCACGCTCATCTAAAGTTCCCTGGCGAATACTGGAAAAGTTCACACCCTCAAGGTCTGAGGCTAAGTTGTTATAAAGCACACCCATACCTGCGGCCATTGAGCGCAGCATGGCTTTATGAAAAGGTAGAAATTCACCTGTTGGATAATTGGGAGACCACTCCTTGAGTTCTGCTCCTTCAGGTAACATAGGAAATTCACCGGCTTGTGATTCAATTTGGATTTCATCTTCGTCTTCAAACTTGGGACCAAAGCCGTCCTTCCACTGAATAAAACCCATTTTGTTGGCAGAGACACGCGCATTCACAATCGCTGAATCTTCAAATTCTGAGAGCTGTTTCATGCGAAATAGACTGGTAGCAGTCCAAGGCATCCCGCGCTTTTGCCCGACAATTTCTTCTAAATAACCATGGATGACTTGTTCTGCAGGTACACGGACATAGTTCCCAGAGCCAAAGCGATATTGTTTTTCTTCTTCTGAGTCACTATCGAAGTAGTAAGCGATCGGACGCCCAAATGCATTAAATTCGATGCCCTGACGAATGAAACGACCACCTGAGAGTTTTGCGCTATACATAATTGGGCAGCGCTGAGTGTCAATCATTTGTAGGGCAAAACCATAACTCCCCGCATCAGCACCACGGATAATTCGTACAAAGAATTCACCGTCTTTCGCTGCCGAAATCACACAAGAACGCTGAATAGAACGCCATGACTTTTTGCCCTGGATATCGCAGTGGTTTTTCTTATTCCAATTCGACCATTCCTGCTCCACTGCATCACACAGTTTATTGTCTAATTTTCCTTGAGCATTGCGGATCTGAGCCTGAAGCATGACACCTTGGGGACCAACAATATTCTGATGGGTTAAGCGTAAATAATTTCGTCCATAATCGTTATTGGCGCACTGCTCACGACTACGTGCTACGAGGGTTCGTTGATATCGTTCTACGATTAAATCTGCGGGTATTGGTGTCGATGGCCAAGCTGAAGTTAAGCGGTCACTCACACCTGCTTTAAACCAACGAACAGCATTGCGAAAAACCCGACTCCCTCTTTTTACCACTGACTCATCTAATACAGGGTTTATCTGCGTGACATTTGGAACTTCAGCAATTTGGCGTTTAAAAATATTCATTCAAGCGATTACCCCAATTTAACCCGTACGACACGACTAAACAGACTTTTACCTGATGCTTTCGCCTGCTCACGAGCAACTTCAGCACGGTATTGATTACGCAATCGAATCAAAGTCTCCATTGGAGTGCGGTATAGCTCACGGTTATTAATGCGGTAACGCTCTTGGTCTAAGCTGGCACGGCCTTCGATAACTGCTTCTAATGCCGTTAAGGTTTTTTGCGCATGACTTCTTAAATCGGCATTTTCTGAAATAGACGCAAGATCTGCTTTAATCTCCAGCACACCTGATTCAAGTTCTTCTACCTCACCTGTGTCAGAATTCACTGCACGAAGTGAAAATCCATAATGACCCGCTTTATAGTCTTTTGAGATATTTGCTGGCACGTTGAATACATGCATATTTCCCTGCGCTGTAGACTGCAGATCAATTGCACTTGTACCACGTAGATATGCATAAAATGTCCAATCAGATGCAGGATATGCTGTCAGATTCAGATTGAATTTAAACGTCGTACCCGCTTTGATTTGGTTGGGAAACAATTGACCACTCATGTATTTTTCTAACCAAAAATGCGTTTTTTCTTGGTTTTATCATCATTTTTTAAGTGGTTTTTTTCATTATTCACAATTGTAAAAACCCCGCATATAGCAGGGTTAAAATTAATATACTTTTCATTTCTTTAAATTAAATCATATAAATTTGATTTTTTAGCTTCAAAGTTATATCCAAAACTTCTTATGGTTGCATTAATTGCGGCTATTACCCATGAAGATGCTTCAGGATAAATAATTAGCTCATCAATTAATCCATCAACATCACAATCTATTTTAGTTATCAAAGGCTGAGTTTTTTTTAACTCTTGGATATTTTCACCAGCTGCAGTAGATGCAAAAAATGTATTTGCATCTGAATAAATGACCCTATATTCATTTTCATGTGAAAATGATGGTCTTTTCAAGAATAAAGGTTCAAGTGGTGATAAAGATATTACTTCATTTTCATCCCTACCTTCCTTATAAAAGTCTTCAATTTTTTCATCAGTAATTCCATATATTGTTGCTCCAAAGTGCAAGTTATTTGAATTACTTAAAGATCGTTTCAACTTACCAACTGTTGTTTTTAAAGCTATGGTTTCTCCATTGTTACCATAAAGTTTCCACATAGCAGCTGATTCATTTTCATTTGCATGCATACAAAGTGCATATGATTTCAATTTAACTTCTTCATATGGACCAGTGAAATCAGGTAATATGTGGGCACCCATGCCTGCGCCAATTAATATTTTTTCAATTTGCTCGAGTATTTGTTTTGAATTTCCTTCAAACTTATCCTCAAAATTATCCATTCGACATAATGTTAATTTTTTTGTGCTTATAAGATCTAAAAACTTAACTAAAGACATATATCTCCACAATACCGCATCCTCATTTAAATCTTGATATAAATATTTAGACATTATTAATCCTCGAAAAATTTAGGATTATACCTTATTTTTTATTCCCAAAAATCCTCTTCCTTTTAATTACAGTATTTTTAGGCACTGGAACAACTACCGATACAGCAGTTTTTTTAATAGGCTTCCGCTTTAACACTGTTTTAACTTCTGCAGTATTTTGATCTACCTCTTTTTTCACCTGAGGTTCATCAATTTCAATAGATACACGCTCAGAGACACGCTTTAAATTCGGCTGCATAATTTTCAAAGCGGCCAAAGCATAAACACGGCAATCGAGTGCCTCATTACGTGCCCGATCTGGCTTGTGCCACTCACGAATAGGTTGCCCTTTCACGTAACGAATAATTAATTTTTCAGCCGTTAATTGTCTGTACCACTCCATTTCGCGGTCATGTGGAAAGTGACAATAACCAGGTCCTTTCTTTTCCAAATCTAGACGACGCATAACAGTAAGTTTTGCCTCATCTGTACCAACAATGAACAAATCAATCTTACGTTTATCTTTGCCCGACTGCTTACGTTGTGGACTTTGCACAATTGGCATCCCCCAACCTGCACGCCCTTTAATTGCAAAGACTTTCCTATTTCTACGACTCTTTACATATTCATAAGCTCTCTGCGTATAACCAGCCGTACCACCTGTATCCAGGCATGCAGCCGAAATACTGAGTTGAGCACCCGATTCATGCATATAGGTATCTTCTAAAATATCATCCAGTTCTTCCCAAACCTCATCACCCAGCGGATCACCCCAAAGCACTCGATAATCTATGGACCAACTTTCTTCACCCACTCCCCAAGCGACAATTTCTAACTCGAGCCGATCCATCTGCATATCAATGCCACAAGTTAAATACACACCAGCATTAGGTATTTGAGTTGTATATTCCTCTGCTCGAAGTTGCAGTACTTCAGGATCAGCCTTGTCTCCGTTTTCCTCGTAGGTTTCACCCAATGATACGTTTACAAATACCTGTAAATCATCAAGGGCTAACTTATCCAAATAGGACTGTACAATGTCTCGCATCTTACGGAAAGTCGAAAGCATCTCTGGTGCATGAAAACTAACATGGCCCTTAAATGGCTTTTCTGCCTTCCAGCCATGTCCTAATTTTTCAGCATTGCGAATCGCAGCAATACGCTCACCATCAGACCATAACTCACCACAGCATTCACAGCGATAAGCTGAAGTACTAACCTCATGATCTTGGTCTAAGTCTTCTTTTGCATCTTGGAGATTCGTCGATTTACGTCCTTGCCAAATCACATTTTCCCAACGTAAAAATTGGGCTTCACCACAATGAGGACACGGAACGTAGTAACGGCGCTTATCACCTTGGTTAAATGCACTCTCAACCCGGCTCGCACCCGCAATAGTCGGCGTACTTGATTCTGTTCTTAGTGACTGATCGCCAAATGTTGCTGAACGCTGTGATAAGAGCTCTACAGGATCACCTTCTGCAGTAGCCTCCATTCCGTCAATCTCATCCGCATGGGTGATAGGAGCTGATCGTCCACGTAATGTTTTTGGTGAGCCTGCCCAGCTAAACATCAACCAACCACCAATATACGAAATCATGCGACTATTATTCACACCATCACGGCCGCGAGGTTTTGCCATTTTCTCTGAAATGCGATCATTCGCTTCGAGCATTGGACGTAACTTGGTTTCAAGAAATGTTCGGACATCGCCTTCAGTAGGCTGAACAAAGATTTGAGATTTAGGCTCATGGGCAATAAAAAATGCAGTAATACACTGCTGTATCGTTGTTTTGCCTAATTGAGCACCAGTCATATAGGTAATACGGCGTACATCATATTCTTTAATGGCATCAATCATGCCGCGTTGGTAAGGCGCATTATCAAAACTGATAGGTCCAGGTATCGTGTTACCCAGAGGGATAACAATATTTTTTTCTGCCCATTCGCTTGGCAACATATCAGGTGGTGGAAGTAGATTAACCATGGATCGCCGCATGGCTTCATATACTGCACCAATATTTGAAAAACTATTCATCTTCTTCTGGCCAATCTAATTCAGCGGATTGCTCTAACGCCAGAACAATTTCAGCACGGAGTTTTGTTTTGAACTTTCGTTCATCTGTCTCACCTATGAGCTGCAAAACTGCACGTTGGGGAACACCTAAAATATTTTGTCTAAGCTGGCCCATTGCCAAAGACCACATACGCTCAAACTCTGCAACAAGAGCTACCTCCCCCTTTTTAGTCGCCAGTTCCAACTCAGCAAGTTCTGTTTCTGCTTTCTGTTTTCGAATTCTTAGTAATTCAATATCATCAGGTATTTCACCTGTCGCATCTTCAACATCACGCTCACGTAACCAGTTGGAAACAGTCGCAGTATTAAATTTCCATTCTTGGCCACGACCACCTTTTTGAATATACGGACAACCACTACGAACCCAGTTATCAATTGTTGGTAGTGACACACCAAAGATATCGGCTAATCCCTGTCTGGTTACCTCTTGCCCTTTAATTACTGCAGACATGGAATCCCTTTTTTACTTCGATTTTCAGAATTAATATTTAAAAACAAATATTTATAAAAAATGAGACATAAACATAAACTACGGTTTTGAAATTCACGCAGATATGAAAACCTGCGAGGTCTTTGCCCCCGCCTTGGGTGCCCCTCTGGAAGTACCTTGGGAAACTATTTTTTCATTGATATTGGATGGTTCGGTCTGACCGTTGCATAAAGCTCTGTCCTGCTGGATCAGCGCTTGAGCACTCTTGAGTTGCTCTGCTACGGCATCTGCTCTTGCGGCATACCGAATAAGAAATTCGACATCTCTGTCGTGAAGTCCGCCTGTTGTGGCTGCATGATGACTGACGGTGCTGTCGGCAACGATGGACACATCGGGACATTTCTTGGCTTTGAGTGAGTCGCGCAAGCTGAGATTGTTAGCGCGATACTCATTAATAAGAGTTGTTTCATTGTGCTGCAATTCCATAATCTTTTCAAGGTACTTAGCCTCAAGTTGCTCTTGTTTTTTGTAACTATTACGCTCACGATTCAACGCATTATCAGCCTGTGTTTTAAGGCCTTCGAGCTGCGTCTCATAAGTCTGTATTTGTTCTGATTGACCACTGTTATATCCATAGTCATAACAGCACCAACCAATGAAAATACTGGTCAATAAAAAGCCAAGAGCAACAATGAGTTTGATGTTCATATCGACCTACTTCAAAAATAGGAGTTTTTCTTTTGCACGGCGGTTCACCAGCCCGTTAATGACTTTGCCATTGTCATAGATCCAGCGGTCGAACTGATTAGCAGCTAATCCAAACTTTGATTGGTTGAGTAGCGTCAGCATGGTGCTTTTTACAAATGCTGTTTCACCGACGTTGTATACGAATGAAGCAAGTGCATCGAATTGGTTCTGATTGAGTTTTACTTTGATGTGTTTATCCAGGCACACATCCACCCATTTGCAATCATTCATCAACCACAGGTCTGCTTGGCCTTGGGTGCAGGTATCACCTTGTTTAACTGTTACACCATCTGGATATTTGATCGTCCCATAGCCAATTGTCCAAACACCGCCAGTATCTTTATAAGCTTGGTTCCGAAAGCCTTCACTTTCACGGATGATGGCATAGCCATAGCCTGAAATATCAAACTGGCCACTTACGGCTTTGGTTAATGAAAAGCCGATCAGCGTTGCGAAGGTTGTTAAGCCATGACATGCAATAATTTCATCACCCGCAATCACTTGTGACTGTTCAAGCTTTCCGCCTGACATTGCCCGTAACCATGAATATGCCTGAGCAATTTGAGTCGTTTGATCAATGCTCATGACTTACCCCCCTTTTTCCAATTCTTCATCATTTCAACAAAGAATTTTTTGAAGCTAATCTGTTTATACGCACCTGACTTAATCCAAGCGAATAACTCTTGTAGGACCAAACCACCAAGCGCACCAGTCAGAAAGCCAATACCACCCGCATGACTTGGTGCGAGCGCCGTGTAATGCATGATGAGTAAAGTGAGGTAATGTGCGGTAAATGCACCTGACAGTAAAAACACGGCGTAGTCTTTGGGTGTTTTAAGCTGTTCTTTGTTATATCGAGTTGCCACGGCTGCCCCCATCAATCCTGCAATGAAATATTGGAGTTCGCTCAAATACTTCACTACGGCTGCTAACCAATCTGGAAATGACATTCTTCTCTGTCTCTGAATCTATGGATGTATTCGGTATTTTTGTTCTTATTTCAGAGAAGTTTCATTATTCATAATTTCAGATCGAGTTGGTTTTGGTAAAACTCAGACTTCAAAATCTTGAGGACAATCCGTTCAGTCACATTAAAGAATTCAACCAACTCTGTGATTGAAAATCCATTTTTCATCATGTTCTTAATGCCTTCATTGCGCGTCGATAGAATCATCTGATTACAGTGAGACAGCACTAAAAGCTCTCCACCAAAAACGGTCGACAGCTTGTGAGCATCGTCATAACCTAAGGCTTGAACCAAGTTATGCTCTGCAGTTAATTTTTTCAGCTTTGGTACATACAGCAGCAACTGGCCTCGACCGACCCGCTTTTCTGTTTTATAGCGTCGACATTGGCTCACCAAGTACAGAGCCTGATCCCGCCCAATGACTTCTGCAATACTTTTTAAATCTCCACTGAGTCCGCTTAAGCTATTCATAAAACCCTCAAAACTTCGCTAATCGTTGAAACACCAACATGGCTGCATCCCGCGCATGTTCATTGGTACGACCAAGCCAACCGGTAATTCTTTTAAAGGTGTCCGCTTTATATTTGGTACTGTTGTTCTGTGGGTGAATCATCTTGTGAAGATAACCTTGCTCTTTACACCAATCTTCCCATATTTGGGCATCACGTTTAACAGATCCAACGCCCTGTGCCTTTTCACGACCACCCGTAAACCATGTACGCTGCCGAGCATCTTCTATATATAAGCAGACATTTTGGATTCCCCATGTCTGTACTTGATGTTGTACTTTCAGCATTGCCTGTGTGATGGATAAAGACTCTACCTGCTCTAGCTCACCACCATTGCCTCGGTCTGCTGCAACGGCGAAACCTGTATTTACCCCTGTATCAATTCCAATCATAATTTTCATGCGTACATCGTCCCCAATTCGCTTTTGTTGTCTAAGAACATCTGATTCACTGCCCCGATGTATCCGCACCATCCAAAAACATCACTCCAGTAAGACCAAACGCCGTTGGTGCAATTCCAAAAGGTTCCATCGTTTTCGATGTGTGTTGCGCCGTGTGGAATCATGCTGCCTCCTTCAAGTTGCCACTGAAGCCAACCTGTTTCAGGTAGGACTCCCATTTTTTGGCTTGAGTTGGGTTTTGTAGTTTTACGGCGATGCGTGCTGCCAGTTTTTCAAATGATTCACCTGGTTCGCTGTACTTGCTTGAAAATTCTGGATGGTGAGCAAGTTTCTGTGCGAAAGTGGCTATCTGTTTTTCAGTCAGGTGTTTTGGGTTATTGGCTGTAGGTGTTTTGCTGTATCCCGTTTTGGTCTCTTGGGAATACTTGTTGCGATATGCGTTCAGCAACCAATCTGCAAAGTGGAAGTTCATGAGTTCATCGCAAAGGGATTTGTCTTGGTTGTAAATCTCGAATGCTCGTTTTTCCCGTTCAGCCCATTTCGCTGTGAGGATGGTTTTTGGATCGATGCTGTCATCGGCCAAAGAAATTTCTTCTCGAAGTTTTTTGAAGCAAAGCCAATCTTTTTTGTTTTTAGATTCTATTGGAAGATTCCTTGGGAGATTCTGTGTCCCAATTTCGGTACTGGTCTCGGTACCGTTTTTGGGACTGGTACTTGTTCCGTTTTCGGTACTAGTCCCAATATTGGAACCTGTACCTAAATTGGAACTAGTCCCGTTTTTACCACTAGTCCCCTTTTTGGTACTGGTTGGCTCGTCTTCCCGTCCAACCACACCTAACAATTGGTAAACTTTTACGCCGTTGCCGACGATCATCCCTGTAAATTTAATCAGGGCTTTAGCTTCCAATATATCTAATATTTTGATGATGGTTTTACGGTTCATCTTGGTGTCTTTAACCATACGCATAATGCTTGGGTAGCATTTGTGGTCTTCCCCTGCGCGGTCTGCAAGTGAAAGTAATATGAGGCGTTGGGTAGAACTGTCTACTTCCGCTCTCCAAGCCCAAATCGTTGCATCTAAACTCATGGGATTCCTCTATTTGTCGTCTACGCACTGGTGTATTTGAGCATCCAGTTCGGCCAGTATTTCGTGTAGTCGGTGAATGACCTTAGACATGTCTATGGCTTCCCCGCGTGTGATGCGTCCGTCTGCCATCATTTCTTTAAACAGCGTGTAGACGTTTCCGCCTTTCATCCCAAAGCTCAGCACTAAGTCTGTGAGTGTTGTATCTCTGCATTCTGGTATGTCAGGCAGGTTGATTGCGACTTTGCCGTGTTGGGCATTGAGGCTTTGCAGTATTCGGTAGTCGTTGGTCAGCGCCATCAGCTTGGATGCTTCTACTAGCGTCAAGTGATGGGTGTCTGTATTTGGATTGACTTTGCTATTGAGCACGGCGGGACTTTTCATGCCCATACGGGGTGCGAGTGCGTTTGCTCCACCTTTGTAGTCGTGCACGGTGTGATAAGCAGCATCTAATATGTTCATAACAGCTTCCTTTGAACGTGTTTATTAGATGGGAGCTTTATTACTATTTTTAGTAGAACGAACAAATACCCAATTGATGTCAGGTCTTAACTGCTCTGCTTTAACTTCTTGATGTGTTAGTTCTTCAATCGACAAACAGCGATCTTCAGGAATTTTATTGAAATTCCATTTACTTAAAGCCCACGGCGTAATTCCTAGACTGCGGGCTAATGCTGATTTACTACCCGCTATTTTTATTGCTTTTTCTAAAGCATCCTTTGGAGATGACATAATGCAACCATTAACACTACTAAAAGTAGAAGATAATATACTACCTAAAATAGAATTGGTGCAACTTAAAATACGAGGTAAAATTCTACCTGTGGTAGAAAATGGAAAGAAACCCAAATTGCAAACAGCTAAATATCATGAATTTGCATCTAGGCTAAAAAGTCTTATGGATAAAGACGGCTCGCCTATAAAAACTGTAAATCAATTAAAAGATGCTATCGAAGTCACTTATGAAATGGCCCGTAGATATACATTAGGCATTGCAAAGCCTCGTGAAGAAAAAATGCAGATTTTGGCTGAAAAATTTAATGTCGATATTAGTTATTTAGACCACGGTACTGGTTTAGATCCAAATGTATCAACACCATTTCCAGTTGCAGGTCGTTTAATCCCTGTTATTTCTTGGGTTCAAGCTGGTGCTTGGACTACGGTTGAAGCTGTGCCTGCGGGTACACAGTTTGAAGAGTGGTTACCACCTAACCCTAAATGTGGAAAACATGGCTATGGTTTGGAAGTTGTTGGTGAATCTATGCTCCCAGACTTCCGCCCTGGCGATAAAATTTATGTGAATCCTGACTTTCAAATAAGTGATTTAAAAACAGGTGATTTAGTCATCGTTGCTTGCGATGGTGAAACTGAAGCTACTTTCAAAAAATTGATTGTAGAAAGCAATGGTATGTATTTAGAACCCTTAAACCCAAAATGGCTTGGAAAAATCATGGATCTTCGTGAAGGATGCAAATTGGTTGGAAAAGTTGTTGGGCTATATCGGGATGTTTGATTCTTTGTAATGTGAAAAGAAAAATGATAGGACTTTGGGATAATGCCAAATACATTATTAAATATTGAAGCTGAGCGTTCTGTTAATGGAAAAGCAATTTATCCCTCGCTTTTACCAGTTGGTCTTCATAAGATTAAACTAAACCAGTTCGAGGAGACCTTCCTTAATCACTTTGAAGAAAAGAGAACCCGAGCATATTTATGTAATCGATTTAGGGAACTCATCAACGAGCTTAAGAAGTTTAAGATAAATATGATCATTTGGGTGGATGGTTCTTTTTGCTCCCTAAAACCGCATCCTGATGACATTGATATCGTAATTTTTTTAGATGAACACGAAATAAATAAGATGTCTAAGCAGGAATCCGATAGGCTACTCGCCTTCTTAGAAAAAAGAGATGTGATTAAAGCTAGATATAGATGTGATCTTTTCTTTGAAAGTAAGAGTGATGAAAAACAGTATTTTTATTGGAGAGGTATTTTTGGCTTCAATCAACTAAACGAAGCTAAAGGTTTTATACAAATTAAGGTAGAAGCAAATGAACATCTTATCTCTTGAGAATCAGATTAAAAAAGCTGAAGAAAGCCTTTTTGCCAAGGAACTATCATTAGATGAAAAGAATAGATTCCAAGTCGCTTCTTATAATTCATTTAAAGCTCATCTAGATGAACTTAGATCACATTTAAGAGAGTTACAAAATAAAAGAGAAAAAGAAATTCTTGAAGTTCGCTTCATAGGTGAAAAAGCGATAGATGGCTCATTACCATTAATTTTACATGCAAAACTTTCAGCAGGCCTAGCAGACAGTTTAACAGCTCTTTCTACTCGTTTAAAAAAACCTAAAAATAATCCAAATACTAAAAATGAAGCTGAACTGGATTTACGTTTAGCAAAAATTGTGTCTGGATCTACTAAGTTTGTACTTAGCCTAGAAATTAATCCAGATCTTTTTGGCTGGAGCCTATCTCAAAATACTTTAAAAGAGTGGTTTAACTTTTTCAGTCATCTTGACTCCCCTAATGAACTTAGTGAAGCTTCTGTTCAATTGGGAACTAAAGGAGTGAATGGGATAAAAAAATTATTATCCACACTAAAAATGAATCAACTTGACCTAGAAATAGCATGGGACTCACATTTAAATGAAAAATATTATTGGATGGGTACTAATAGTAAAATAGCAAATGCATTAGCTTTCCTAGATGAATTAATGATCTCTCAACCTGTAGAATCTACTTTAACAGGAGTCATTCATGCTTTAGACCGCGGAGGTAAATTGTCATTAATTGATTCTGATAATAAAGTCTATCGAATCCATTTTGATAGAAACCTTATGCAAGAAATTGAGAAGCTACATATTAATCAAAATGTAACTATAAAAACATTGATGCGTTCAACTAATCATCCAGCGCTAGATACTACAATTGAAAATTATGATTTTATAGAAATACTTTAACCTGTAATGGTTAAATTATTTTTTTAAACAAATTATCAGCATTAAAATAAAACTAAATTATTCAAAAAATTAATTACTGTGAACCCGACACAGTCATCACAATTGATCGGGTGGAGAAAGAAAGTATGAGCTTTGATTTTCAAAACTTAAATGAAGAAACAAGAAAGAAAATGCTTGAAGAAGTAAAGTATGATATTTCTAACAACAATCTTTATTATAGTAAACGGTTTAGCCAGAAGGGTATAAATGACTATCCGGACTTACTAATTAAACACGTCCAAAATGGAAATGAAATCTCTTTAGCTCATGAGTTGAATCAAAATGGAAGATTCAATCCAACTGAACAAACAGTGAAAGGAATCAAAAAGGTTCCAGTGAATGCTCATGAAACTCTTGCTGAAGGTGAGTTTAATCGCTTTTATGTTAGAGCATTATGCTTAAATGCTATTGAGAGCGGCAAAAAACTTGAAGTTTATCGTGCAAAAGAGGTTTCACATTCTAGAAGTGACTCCCAAAATAAAATCGGAGAGCTAGTTACTCCTGAACAATTATTAAGTGACTTGAGAACTAATATTGGTGTTGATACAGCTTTAGGATTACCATCTGGGCCAAATTCTGGATTAACTGTAAAGCTGGTTTAATATATTAAATTTTACGAAACTCCATATAACCTATCTTAGTGATAGGTTATTTTTTATCTTAAAGGCAAAAACAACTTAAAGTAGAAAGTTCGGTTGCATTTTATTGACTTATTTTCTACTTTTGGTAGTATTTATCTCGTAAACAATAAAAAGCCCCGAAACTTTGGACGGCGACGGGGCTTTGCACTTAAGCGAGATAAGTATGAAACAAAAGCCTATATCCAGTCAAACGACGCCTATCCTTTTTCAACACCCTACAACTGCCGAACTACGTCCGTCACGTTGGCAAATCATTTACACGAACACCAAAGAGTTTAGCCTGTTTGCCCTACTTGCATTCGTTCTGTGGCTAGTCATCCAATTTTTCTATGTTGTAATTGGGGGCTAAGGTTATGGAAGTTAAAGAAGTTCGCATTCATCATGTCCCTGCACAAGATAGAGTTGATCCTATTGATATTTTCATTGTTTGGTATGGTGAACATAAATCACAAATTACGATTAGATGCTGGGATAGTGCTTGGACTGGATATCGCAGTAGTCATTGGACAGAAAAGGCTGAAAATTATTTAATTGAATGCATTGATCAAGGAATGACTGATCACTTAGTTCAATTATTTTCAAGAACACGTAGCCCTAGAGAAATAAAATGGCTAACTCAAATTTTGGGAAGCATTCATAAGTATTTAAAAGAACTTGATAAGGAGGAAACTCCAAATGACATCTAATATCCAACGCCTCAAGCTCAGCGTATTT